TTTGTTACCGCTGACCGCCTGATGCCCTCACACGCATACCGCAAAGCATCAATTACATGATTCTTTTTGTCCTCAAGCTGGGGCAGGATTCGCCCAGTCAATGGGTCTGATTTATAACTGTACAGGCTCAATTCGTCAATGGTGTGAATACACCGCGGGTGAACAACGATGTCGTAGTTCTTCAAGAACTCGATGCCTTCCTCGACAGACTTTGGCCCTTTGACCGCAGTCATGATCTTGGGAAAGCCATTGCGTTTCATGTGGCTGATGGTCTCTGGTCGGGCTGAGTCGGCAACGATAGGCCACTTCTCGGCCTCTGGTACTTGCATGAATAATTCAGGCGTGTTGACAATCTCGCACCCTACCATGTACGCCTCGTAGTCAATGTACAGGGTGCGCCCAATAATGTGGCATCGCACCAAAACTGTCGGGTCAACAGAGAACCCCCAGTCAGCACCCAGTCGGTGGATTGCCTCTGCTGGGGCTTCAAAATCGTCAATCTTCCAGTTTCTAAATACCCTGCTATTGCTGTTTCGCAAGTACTGACCCATCCAAACGTGCTGATACTTGTCAGGGTCACGCCGTTTGTCGTACTCCATTTCGTCCTTCAGGACTTGTGGAAACCACGGGTTTTCCCCAAAGTTCACCTTGATGACCGTAGCACTGGCTGGCGGTTCTGGCCCACGCAATAGAAAATCCACTGGGTCGGATTCCTGGCGAGGGTTCCATGTAAACCACAGTTCACTGTTGGGTTTGCGGATTGTTGGCCGCAATAGGTCAAGGCTGGTCTGGCTTAATGACTGGGCTTCCTCCACCCAAGCGCAGTCGTACCCTTCCAGCGACTTAATCGAGTCGGCGGTGTGGTTCTGCATCCCTTGGAAAATAATCGCCCCATCGCCCTTTTTGGACTTAATGACCGAATCTTGGACCTCAAAGTAAGCCCCTGCGTTCATGGCCTCAATCTTGGTTTCAAGTAGGCGTTTGACCGATTGGTTAAGGGACTTCTGTATTTCACGGACGCAAACGCTTCTACGCTTGGGGTCCATGATGTGTTCCTCAATCATCAACTCAGCAAAGGCGTGGGACTTACCGCTGCCCCGACCACCCCATGCGCCCTTATATCGGCTGGGGCTTGTCAGTGGCAATGCCCAGCGAGGCGTATCAATCTTTAGTATTTTTTGCATCCACCACCACACGCTCGATGCGCTCAAACAGCAGGGGCGCACCATCTGCACCAGTGTGTTCTTGCTTAACAGTCTCAGCCCAGCGCATTTGTGTCTTTGTCCACCAGATAAGGCTTGTGGTGTCTCCACCCACGGCTTTGCTGTATAGCGTCTTGGCAATCTGCCCGTGGGCTTTGGCTTTGCCCATGTCCAGCTCGTTCCTGTAATGCTTCCGCAGGGTCTTGTCATCAATGCCCACCAAGCAGGCAATGGACTCGTGCGGCAAGCCTAATCCGCTGCTGGATTCAACCAGTTTGCGGGTTTTGTCTGTGGGTTTGTGTGTGTGATTCATTTATAGAGGGGAATTTGCGCGATGTTACTACTTATTCATGCCGCTCGATTAAAAAACCAGCAAACTCACCAAAGCGAAAAATTTCTTTTGCGTCTGGGATTACAAAATCAAAATAACGTTCTGGTAATGGTCTTTGCACTCCTCCGATGCTTAATTCTTTTGCAACGATTTCCTCGGCTGGTGTGCCACTTGATAATTTACCAGCCATCGTTGCTCGGCGCATTACTGTTGCAAAGTAACCACCCTCGACAAGTAATTTATCAAAAACAATAATTGCGCCGCCTGGTTTAACTTTTGACATTAGGTCTTGCAAGAGTTTCTTTCTATCTGAGATGCTCATGAACTGAAGCACTAAGAACAGAATAGCCACATCGAATGGCTCGTAATCATATTGCACTGCATCAGTAATAACCAATTGACTTTTACCCTTATATTTCTCGGCCATTGCTTCGCTGTTGTCGATAGGCACAAATCTTGCCTTACGCTTTTCAATAATGCTATCCAGCGACTTTTCGATATTACCAGTTGATGCGCCTATGTCGTAGATCAACCCGTTTTCGGGCAGATAATGACGCACTACGTGTGCGGTCAAGCCAGTAGCAAGTTCGTACCAAGGCAGCTGCTCTCGCACGTGGCGATCAAACTGATCTGCCACACCAGATGTTTTAAACGTCCAGTCATTTGGGATGTCTTGCATTGAATACTCCAAGGTTGTTAAGGTTCTCGGCTACGGCTTTCATCATTAAGGGCGCAACCATGCGTCCAAGTCGTTCGACCTTTTGCTGGTAAGTGCCAGTTAAGATGTAATCGTCTGGAATTGACATAATGCGCTTTACCTCTGATACGGTAAACGCTCGGTTGTCCCAGTGTTTTACACAGGCAATTCCAATATTTCCAGAGCTTGCAGTGATACACCCAGACGGCATATTTGGGTGTGCTTTAACAAGCTGGAAATACTTTTTAGATTGACCGCCTTCTCGCAGTTTTTTTAATTCTTGGAAAACAGCATATTTACCAATGTCTGTTTCGTTTTTATCTTGGTCGCTTACATTAAGGCCAATAAAAGCATCTTTAAGCGAAACAGTTTTAATTTTCGGTTCTGGGTGCAATTTGCCTTTATAGGCCGCTTGCCATAGGTCGTTGCGAACCCCAATAAAAATTGCACGAGTTCGCGACTGTGGAACGCCAAGCCACTTGGCATCAAGAATCTTGCATGACACCTCGTAACCGCACGAGCGCAACTCACGCAAGATTTCGTTCAAATAGCCCTTTGCCGTTCCCTTAACAAGACCAGCCACGTTTTCGGCAACAAACGCTTTTGGCATTACTCCGCGCAGGATTCGGGTATATTCAAAAAACAAGTCTTCAACATTCGACTGTTCAGAGTCAGAGTATTTTTTGGTTTTGCCCCAGCCCTTCTCCCGAGCGCCAGCAGTCGAAAATGCAGAGCAAGGCGGCGAGCCATCGAGTAGATCAAGCTCGCCCTTTTGCTTCCCTATCTCAGTCAGGATGTGTTCGGGCGTTAACTTTCTAACATCACCAGACAAAATAATTGTGTCAGGCCAATTGGCACGATAAGTCGCAATGGCTTCAGGTATGAACTCGTTAATTGCTAAAACTTTAGCACCCGCCATTCGGTAGCCAGTCGAGGAACCGCCGCCGCCAGCAAATAGACTCACCACTTCAAACTTTGGTAAGTTTTTGCTTGCCGACAGTTTTATGTCAGTCATTGAGGGAATGACATAATCACTCATCAAACTCAAACCCGCATCGTGGACACTTTTTCTCTAATTCTGTTTCATCAACCTCTTTAAACTCGTCAGGAGGTTCTAATACAAAATCTTTACCAAACATAGCCTCAGTTAAATCATCCCCTATAAATCCAGTTAATTCTAAGTTAAACCCTGCGGCATCAAGTGCGCCAAATTCAATTTTTAATATGTCTTTATCCCAATCAGCATTTAATGCCAATTTATTGTCAGCAATGATGTATGCCTTGCGCTGGGTCTCGGTCAGGTCTTTCAACTCAATGGTTGGCACTTCGGTATAACCCAGTTTCCTTGCCGCCATCAGCCGCCCGTGGCCTGCAATGATGCCGTTCTCCCCGTCAACCAATATCGGGTTTGTCCAGCCGAACTCTTTAATACTTGCGGCAATCTGCGCCACCTGTTCATCGCTGTGGGTGCGGCTGTTGTTAATGTAGGGTATTAATTTGTCCACAGGCTTTTGCACAACCTTCATGGCATCGGCACTCCCGCGGGCCACTGGTCTTGCAGTGCTGCTACTGTCTTTTGGTGTGCTTCTTGCCATAAGTCTTGCCTTTCCTGTTTGCTAAGTGTTTTCCCTTGGTCAATCTCGTAATGGCATTTCAGGCATAAAGCCGCCACCAGATTGTCATCCGCCTTGATTCCTCTGCCCTTGCCGCCGCCCCAGTTTGTGTGTGCGGCTTGGACCATGTGACCCGACCCGCAGGCTTGGCAGTCAAGACTTGCCACCATCTTCAGCAGTTTTTTGCTTCTGACGTATTGGTGTTTTTCTATCAATGATTGTCTCCAGTGTTGTAAACCTGTGCTCATTTGCACATTCCATGCGCCTGCGCCTCGTGTTGCCTGTTGATGTTCGGGTCTCTTTCACGATTGTCCATGTCCCACAAATAGGGCATTTCACTGGTGCGCCTTGTCTTGGTTTCTGTTGGTTGCTTCCCGTGAACGCCAAATTTCGATGTCCAACCGTGCCGCCTCAATCTCCCATTTCAGCGTTTCCTCTTTTTCTATCGCTTCAGCCAACCCACGAATAAGCTGTTGATAACTTGGGTGGGCATACGCTTCCCGTTCCTGTGCGTTTGCCGCTTCAATGCCCAATGTTAAGGCATCTTTCATCAGCAGGGCTTTTTTGGATTTGCGGAATTCCTCAAGGTATACCCGTTGGGCTTTGGCTTCCCCAAATGCTGGGGCTTTATCTCTGATGGCTTGCGCCGCATCTTCTGGTCTCATCTTGCCTCCATGATTGCCACATCCACCCCAGCCACCGCTGAGTAGACCTTTTTGATATTTAGCTCGACCACTTGGGTATCGTCAAGGTAAACCGTGCCGTTCATTGCATCCAAAAATGCCTTTGCCACATTGTCAATGTCTGGCTTCTTTGCTGGCCGCTCAGAACCGCTTAAACAAGCCTCTGTGCGCTTTTTCGAGTACGACTGGGGGATTGGTGTCCTGATGTACAAATAAACGCTCACAGGCATTTCTAGGGGTTTGCTTGCCCCCATTGCTTTGCTGGCATATGACTGGATTGCAGTTTCGTAATCAAGTGTTGCTTGATCGGTGTAAACCTTGGTGAACTTCCCGTGTCGGAAAAACCTCGGTCTGCCTTTGCCCTTGGGTTCAAGTGGCACATCAAAGACGATTGACATCACGTTGTCTCTCCATTTCTGCAATCAAGGTATCGAGACCAGCCTGGCCACGGCGCTTCTTTAGGCTCATCTTGACATCCAGCCACCAAGCCTGCGCCTTCTGCTGCCCAAACTGTTTTGATTTCAGTTGATATCGGCGAATCCAGTCTCTCGCCTCGGTCTGGCGCAAGGTCTCCAGCATCTTGCAACGCTCGGTTGATGTCAGCAAGGCTAAATTCTTGGCCTTCCCGTCTTCTGTCCAATAAGGATTTGTGGTCATGCATTAAAAAATCTCATCATCTTGCCAGTGCTGGACTGGTGGTTGCGTAAATGTTGCGACTGCAATATCCCGCTTGGTTGCAGGCTTTTTGTCCGACCATTGGTGCTCTGAGCACATTGGCTTTTGCCCATTTATGTGAACAGACCAGCGTTTCTGGCAACCAGGCGCACCACACATTAATTTTTCTAATTCGTCCATCTTGACCTTAACTCAGCAAGTTTGCGTTTGGCCTCGGCAATTACTTCAGGGTCAACAGGCTTTGGGTTGTATTCAATCTGGGCTTGGTTTCGTGGAATATTTGGTCCTGCATTGCAGAATTCTCGGAACTTAATTGCGCTTGGCGGGTAATCAGCATGGCAACGG